ATAACGCTCTTATAGTTTTAGGAGAAGACAGAAACGGTCCCATTTCTGGAGCATTAGTTGACCCTCCTTTGGATATCGCAAAAAGCGGCAGAAGCCCAAGATACGCCGGGGCAATTGATTTGGTCGTCGGACGAGGAAGATATTTTCCAGCAGTTGGAGAAAATCCAAGAACTGGGACCGCTGCAAATCCTCCAGGTGAACTTTCCACGGCGCCATTAGTTGTAGATAATACACGTGGATTTTTAGAAACAGACAAGAATCCTTTCCGAACCAGCAGAGAGAATATTGCAAATCCAAATGAAGGCAATCCAAGCCCAATATATGACGCTGCTCGTATATATGTTGTGCAACAAAGCCGAGTTGATGAAAACTACAAACTAATACCAAGCGACAATGGAGGCATTGAATATCCGGAAGGAACTATTCCAAATGAGCAACCTCCAGAGAATGGATATGTTGGTAGAAGTTATGTAGTGGCAAAAGCAGATCATCTTCGTTTTATTGCCAGAAGAGAGCCACAAACTGGTGATGAAGAAAATATACCCGGTACCGTACTCATAATGCGGGAAGGAAATAAGAACACATATACTCCAACAGACGGAGTAGATCCAGAGAGTGACCCAGATGGAAACTTAGCTTACATTTATATGGATAAGCTGGGCAGAATTCAAGTAGAAGCAAACAGAATATATCTTGGTCAAGCCACAGGAGAAGCACAGCCATATATCAGATATGCAGCTTACGAGAATACAATTAAAAAGCTTCAAGGCGAGATAGATGATTTAAGGCAGTTTATAAAGAATTTTCACGATACAGTTAAAAGCGGTTTTCAATCAGCTTCTACTACGCCAACAGCTCCATATTCACCAATAACTAGTTTAGTGGCTTCATATGCCCAAATATCAACACAAACAGTACCTTCGGCACCAAATGTAGAGATTGAGAAAGCCAAATCAAAGAAGATTTTTGGAGAATGATATGTCAAAGGCAAGATTAAAAGAAGCAATAAAACAAGCTTTTGTAAAGCAGCAAAATCCGACTTCAACAGATTCTGCTTTGGAAAGCGTCTCAGACGACATATCACAAGCAATATATGAACATGTTATTGAGGAACTTGAGCAGTTAAAACAAAAGCTATTAGATCCTGGTGCGTTTACTTCTGTACCGGTAGAGTCAACAGAGGGTGGTTCGCCAACAAACTCTGTTACCCCAGGAACTATAACAACTTATAAGCCCGGTATTTCATAGTTCTTAATATTTAAAACAGTATGGCAATATTATCTTTCAAAGACGTTGGATTTTTATCTAACCAAAATAGTCCTGCAACCAATGCGGGCAACAATATATTGCCAATTGGATTTAAAACTCCTTTAGAGACTGACGACGGCAGCTCTATATTTAAAATGCACTATGAACTAACTGATCAAATAACTGACAATCTTAGAAATCTAATATTAACAAACCACGGAGAGCGTTTAGCATTTTATGATTTTGGCGCAAACATTAGACCTCTTCTTACAGACTTCAGTAACAAAGACAATTTTGACGCCGAGGCAATGACAAGAATAAAAAAAGCTGTAACCAAGTTCATGCCCTTTGTTGAACTGATAGGATTTGAATCAAAAATAGATCGTTTGGAAAACGTTTATACCGGTATCATAAAAATATTAATAATTTATAAGTCACAACTGGCAAATATTGGAGAAACCGGATTAGAAGTAACATTATTTATAACCTGATATTATGGCAACAGATACAAAAAAACAAGTTCTTAAGCAAATCAGACAGCGGCGATATCTTAACAAAGATTTTGACGGCTTACGTAATGATTTATTAGATTATGCAAGAACTTATTTCCCAGATAGAATTCAAGATTTTTCTGAATCCAGCTTGGGCGGCTTGTTGCTAGATATGGCAGCTTATGTTGGAGACGTACAAAGCTTTTACCTAGACCATCAGTTTTTTGAAAATTTTCCAGAAAGCGCAATTGAAAACAACAACATAGAAAGACATTTAAGAAAGGCTGGAGTGCCTATCGTTGGAGCAGCGCCAGCGGTTGTTGCCGTAACTTTCTTTATTAGAATTCCTTCTTTACCAAACGGAACTGCTCCGGATCCTACCGCTTTGCCTATTATTAAAAAGGGCACAGTCGTTAGATCAGGTAATTCTACAGAGTTTGAACTGATAGAAGACGTAGACTTTACAAAAACAAAATTTGATGGAAGCCTACAAGCAACGGTAAACGTTGGTATTACTAACCAAAACAATGTGCCACAGAACTTCATTCTTACATTAGATGGTCTATGCATATCCGGTAAAACAACTACTGAGACATTCACAATAGGCAGCTTTATCCCATATCGTTCAATCAGCCTTCAAAATCCAAACGTTACAGAGATTGTTAACGTTGTTGATGGTCTTGGTAACACGTATTATGAGGTTGATTATCTTACTCAAGATACCGTATATAAAGGAGTTGCTAATGTAGCATATGACTCTCAATCGGTGTCTGAGAATATCGTTCCAGTTCCAGCACCATACAGATTTGTAAAAAACACTTCTTTACAAACAAGATTGACCAGTTTAACATTTGGTGGTGGCTCGGCAGATAGCTTAAACGATGATGCTATTCCAGATCCAAGTGAATTTGCTTTGCCTCTTTATGGCAAAACTACTTTTTCTAAGTTTTCTATAAATCCAGGCAATCTTTTGAGAAGCTCTACTCTTGGAACAACAGCTCAAAATACCACATTAAGCATAACATATCGTTTTGGCGGGGGACTAAGCAATAACGTAGAAGCAGCAACTATAAATTTCGTGACCAACTTGGTTATGATTTTTCCTAAGAATCCAAGTCCTTCTGTAAGTGCTTTCGTAAGAAACTCCATAGACGTAACCAATAGATATTCTGCTTCTGGTGGTGATGAAGCTCCAACTATTGATGAACTGAAGGCAAAGATTCCGGCATATACAGCAACACAAAACCGCATTGTCACCAAAGAAGATCTTATTGCCAGAGTATATACTTTGCCATCAAACTTTGGTCGTGTATTTAGAGCCGCTATCAGATCAAACCCAAATAATCCTTTGGCTTCTCAATTGTTTGTTATCTGTAGAAATACGCAGAATCAACTGGTTTACGCTTCTGATACTTTGAAAAAGAATCTATCTACGTATCTTAATGAATATCGCCTAATATCCGATGCGATAGATATATTGGACGTAAAAGTAATCAATATAAATATCAAGTTTTCAATAGTTGTTGATCCTACTCAGAATAAAGAGTTGGTTTTACGCAACGTGTTAAATAATGTTAAGAATTACTTCAGTATTAAGAACTTTGATATTGAACAACCTCTAATACAAAATGAGATTCAAAATATTATTTTCAATACTCTTGGCGTAACTTCTGTTGTTGGTTTAGAAATAGGAAATGTTTATAACACTGTAAACAATAGAACTTATTCAAGTCAAATATATGACATAAAAGGAAACACATACAGAGGCATAGTATTCGGTCCACCAGGTTCAATGTTTGAGCTTAGATATCCAGAGTATGACATTGTAGGAACAGCAGTATAAGGTTGATTTATGTACAGAATATTATCAGCAAGCAAAGACACATATATAACCAACAAATATATTGCTGGTCAACGTTGCACTACCTCTAACGTAGGACAAGCTGCTACTTTAGACTTGTTCAAACTATATGATGAAACAACTGTATTAAGCGGCACAACTCCAGTTTCCGGAGTCATAGAGTTAACAAGATTACTGCTTCAGTTTGATTATGAACCATTACAGCAAATAACGTCTTCATTTTTGAACATTAATGATCCGAGCTTCAAGGCTTATCTATCTCTAAAAGACGTATACGGCGGTCAAACTACCCCTTCAAACTTTTCTATAAGGCTTATACCGCTTTCACAAAGCTGGGATGAAGGCAGGGGTTTTGACGTTGTTGCATTTCGTGATTTAGATACAGCAAATTTCCTTACCGCATCTGTTGTAACAGGCACTCCAAATGTTTGGTTCCTATCCGGAGCAGCAGAGTCTGGTTCTCTTGGGGCTGCTAATATTGATATCATAGTTTCTGGTAATCTTGGAACTGGAGCACAGGATTTAACGGTAACTCAACAGTTTGCTCGTGGTGATGAAAATCTAATGATGGACGTTACCACCCTTGTTAGTGCAGCGATAGCAGGTCAAATACCAAATTATGGCTGGAGATTGTCTTTTATAGATGCTCAAGAGCAGGACGACGTTACACGGTTTGTTAAGAGATTTGGTTCACGTCAAGCGAACAATGCAGACCTTCATCCACAACTTATTATCAAATATAATGATCAGTTAACTGATGACATGGGAGAAACTCTATTCAACGTATCTCAGAGTTTGTTTACGTTTAATCGTATTAATGGCGGCTATCAAAACTACTTCTCTGGAAGCGCAGAGATTACTGGAGCAAATAGTTTGCTTCTTAATCTATATGGAGCTAAGTATTTAACTTATTACACCTCCAGCTTCTCTCTATCTCATAGCGCAAGCATTAATCATTTAACACGTAGCCTTTATTCTATAACCCAGAGTTTTCTTGGTAGTCAGTATCTAATTGGTAGCGTTCCACAAACCGGTATTTACTATGCCAATGTTAACTTCAATACTGTTGAGAACACAACCTTGAAAGACTTCCTTACGGGCTCTACATCACAAGAGTTTACCTATGCATGGACCAGCCTTGATGGAACTCTTACTTATGCCTCTGGTAAAACCCTCTACAAGCTCCCACAAGGCTCTATAAGCAACGTTGAAGAGAAGAACTGGGTAGTCAACATAACCAACCTTAAGCAAGAGTATAAAGCCACTGAGCAGGCACGTTTGCGTATCTTTACACTAGACTACAATACCGAGCAGAGCGCCAGTAGATTGCCGCTTCAGCCAAAGAGTGTCATATTGGAAAATCTCAAATGGAGATTGATTAACGCTTATTCTCGTAAGGTAGTTATACCATTTGATGATGTAGCTACCCTTTGTTCATATGATGCTGAGGGGATGTATTTTGATCTTTGGATGCAGGATTTTGCTCAGGGCGAAGTTTATGAAATTGAACTTATGATTACTTATGGTGGTAAAGATTACTTGATTAGTAATGCTGGATTCAGATTCAAGGTGATGCCATAATGCCTATTGATAATACAAAAAGCTTAACAAGAGGAACACCGGGTTTATTTGCTCCAACTGTCGTTAGATCATTGGAAGAACCAAATAATGAATCTATCAGCTTAAGCTTATCAACGCCGGTAGTTTCTATGGAAAGTTCCATTGATAGTACCGGATCTTTCAAATATAATTTGCCAAATACCGGATTACGTTCAACTCAGCAGTTAAAAGTTGATTGGAGCAAATTTGAAAATCACACTTTCTTTAATTCAGCTCAAGTTAAAGTGAACGTTGCATTTGATAAAATATTAAATGGGTTTCCATTTGATGGGAATCAAGGTTCAACTGAAATATTCATAGATTCTTTAACCGGCTTTGAAAAGTATGTTTATGACAGTTACCCAAAATCTCAAAATTATTTATTTTTATCTGGCACTAATGCTGGATATGAGGGCGCCGGAGGAACATATATAACCATCGTTGACAAAGCTGGTGCCGCTTATACTGATATGTCTACAAATACAAGCGGTCAGACAGTTATTAATCCAAAGCTAAATCCAATGACTTTTGAATATTGGATTAATATTCCTGCCAAGGCAAATGACAATCAAGTAATATTAGATAAGCATACCGGCTCTTTAGGATTTGCAATTGTCCTAAATTCAACTGCGCTTACTGCCTACGCAACCAGCTCAATATATATAATCTCTGCGTCTTCTGTTGAAA